TCGAAGGAACTCTCTACTGAAAGAGCATCCTAATAATTAACAAAAAGCCTCGGGTAAATCTGGGGCTTTTTTAGTTTTTAATAATATGTAAAAGGTTTTTAAATTATAAAGTATAAATTTATAGGAGTTATTATGCCTAAAGGCAAAGGAACATACGGATCTAAAAAAGGCAGACCCAAAAAGAAAAAGATGCGAAAGCGGAAAGTTGGCAAAAGAAAGTAAAGGGATAGCCATAACAACCGAACTGGTTGGAATTAAAAACCTCAAGTCTACAGGAAACTATCGGCTTGAGTTTGACGTTTATGAGATAGACACAGACAAGGTAAAAGAATTGATTACGAAATTAAATAGACCTTTCATGATGGGGCTTGTTGAATACGATGGATAAACAAACAGAGAACAAACATAAGCAACATAAGGAAACTGGTGGCTTTGCAAAAGGAAACACAATAGGCAATAGATGGAAGAAAGGGGAATCTGGTAATCCTAATGGAAGGCGCAATGCATATACCGATTTAATAAAAGAGTTTAGCTTCAGCAAGGTAGGTGAAAGAGAGAGAAGGGAGGTAGTTATAGCTAAACTGTTTCAACTGGCTGAGAGAGGCGATTTAAGGGCTATACAATTCATTGTAGAAAGGTTAGAAGGTAAAGCATTAGAACGCCAGGAGAGAACCACTAAGTCAGAACCCATTCAAGTGATGGTAATAGATGATTGATTGGTCAGTAAATAAAACAAGGCAAGAAATCCTTAATGACCCTGCTCGTTTCAAAGTTATTGTAGCTGGACGTAGATGGGGTAAAACTATATTGAGCCTTATGTATCTAATGAAAGATGCTTTCCAACCACATGAAAGGAGATGGTTTATTACACCGACCTACCGACAGGGCAAGATGATTGTCTTTCCAGTATTGAGACAGATGTTTAATTCCTTTGAAGATGCTAAGTTGAATGAATCAGATATGAGTGTAACCTTTGGAAATGGTGCTGAATTAGCAGTTAAGGGCGCAGACAATGAGAACAATCTAAGGGGCGTTGAATTAACTAAGTGCGTAATGGATGAGATGGCTTACATCAAGCCTCATGTATGGGAAGAAATCATTATGCCTATGTTAGCCACTACTAATGGTGAAGTGTTATTCATTGGTACTCCTTCAGGATTTGATATTATGTATGACTTATACCAAAGGGGACAAGCCGAAGAGGATTGGAGTAGTTGGCAATACACTACACTACAAGGCGGCTGGGTTCCTAAGGAAGAAATAGAAAGAGCCAAAAGAACAATGGATTTGTCTGTATTTAAACAAGAATTTGAAGGGAGTTTTGAAACAACTGGTAATAGAGCGGCATATAACTTCGATAGGGAGACTCATTGTACTAAGGCAAAGGAGTTATCTAATAATTTATGGTGGGGCGTAGATTTCAACGTGGATTGGATGACCGCCACTCTTGCCTGTGAATACACTGATAGTACAATACATTTCTTTGATGAGATACGATTGAAGAATAGTAACACAGAAGAATTAGCTATTGAGATGAAGAAGATTGCGCCTAATATTGAATGTTATCCTGATCCTGCTGGAAAGGCACGTTCAACCACATCAAGAAGAAGTGATCACCAAATTCTGAGGGATCACGGGTTCCTAATAAGGGCAAAGAAAGCACATCCAAGTCACATAGACCGTCTCAATTCTTTAAATAGAAAGCTGAAAGATGCTGAGGGGAATATCGGTATGACTGTTGACCCTTCTTGTATTTATTTAGTGAAAGATTTAGAACAATGTCAAAAGGATAAGCGTGGGGGATTGGATAAAAGCCAAATAGAATTAACACACGCCCTTGATGCCTGTAGCTATGCCATTTCTCATAAGTTTCCAATCCGTAGAATGATTGGTTCAAGTATTAAATGGTGATGCCAAATAAAAGAGCCAAAGACCGTAAAAGAAAGAAAAGAAAATTGAATAAAGCATTACAAAAGCAAGGGAGAACATCAATCCAATATAAAAGGAAAAAGGAAAATGTATAATTTTGGCAGGTCAGTAAATCGTGTTGTTATCCCTGAATTATCAGAACAAGTAGTTTTGAAAAGCGTAAGGGATGCCTATAACCAATATGTAGAAAGAGGTAATACACAATTAATGGAGGCTCTGGATTTCTATTATAATCAAAACATGGATAAACATATCGAGCCTTGGTTTGCTTCTGAGAGCCTTAGCCAAGTGCCACCCTTTGCTCAATCATGTGTACCTCGCTTTGCTAAAGCCAGGATGATGTTATATAAAGACCCTCCTAAAAGACTTATAAACGGAGATGTGAATGATGATTATAAGGAAGCCACAAAGAAGTTAGATGGTCAGACAAGAGAGTTTGCTGAATTAAGTTGGTTGTTAGGTTGTTGCTGGATGAAGTCTTATTACAACGAAAGGCGTGAGCGGTTAGAGTTTGAAGTATTGCCTAATGTAAAAGAATACTATTTTTATGGAGAGTGGGAACCTTATGGCTATTCTTATGAATTAGAGCATCATGATTCTGCTGAAGCAAGATATGTATTCTGGAGCGAGGATAGAGATGGTATGCCTGGGATGAATTTTGAATTTGATAGGAAAGGAAAAAGATACGCAGTTATGGGGAATGAGGATATGATCAACCCTTATGGAATCAATCCTATCAGTAGAGTAATGTTCACTTCTGGCTCTTATGATGTTCCGAGAGCAGCATTACAAATAAGTATAGCCATGACTGAAGTGGCTCTAAATACACGGTTCAGATTAGGTCAGCCTGTATTCACTGGAATAGAAGAAGGGCAAGCCAAATTGAAAAGTGGTATTGATAATGCTTTGATCCTACCAGAGGGTGCTACATTCTCATATCAAACTCCTGGCGGTGGAACGGGAGATTTAAAGGATATGATTGAAGCTGTTAAGGCAATGGCAAATCAAACTGCTGAGAATAACCAACTCAGAATCAGGTGGGGTGAGTCCGGTGGTAATACTCCAAGTGGTGAAGCATTGAGAATCTTAGAAATTGAAAATCTTGAAGCACGCAAGAGTGATGAGACCTTATTCAGGGAGTGGGAACATGAGAGATATAAGATAGACCGAATTATATTAGAAACACATAATGCAATGACATTATCTGAAGACTATGCTGTTGATTTCGGTGAAGTATCTTATCCTATGTCACCACAAGAAGAACGTGCATGGCTCGATTGGAAACTTGATAAGGGCGTAATGACCCAAAAAGAATTGTTGTTGTATTTCAATCCCGACATGAGTGATTCAGAGATAGAACAGAAAATAACAGAAACAAATGAAGAGGTTAGAAGAACCGCTGAAGCTGTTAAGCCAGAATCCCCCTTTCAGAGAATCTTAAATGCCTAATGTTCAACCCGCTGTAGATACTTTTACTGCGGAAATAAAACTGTTAGAAGAATCCTTTGAACGTGATTTAAAAACACTCACCGTCAAATTAAAAAAGATGACGGATACAGAATTAATACAAGCAACCTCACAATTAAATTTCTTTCAAGAGATTATAGATAGGGGCTATGGAGAGGCTTTAGATAAGTTTGATGGCGAGTACACAAAGATGTTAGCCGCTGCAGTAAAGGAAGCAAGAAAGCGAGGCATTGATCCGTTAGCAGGAGCAAGTGTTGAAGGATTACAAGTATTAAGGGATATGGATTATGAACGCTTATTAGGAAGGGCAAGTGCTTATGCCTCAGAATTACAAGTTCAATTATTCAGGGGGGTCTATGGCGGTTCTTCTATCTCTCAAATTACAGGCAAACTTAGTGAAACAAAATTAGCGAGTCATCAGTTGAATGTTATGGCTTATGACGGTTTAAAGATATTCGATGATATGAGTAGATATAGAGTTTTCAAAGGAGCAGATGTCAAATGGATTTATATGGGTCCACAGGATGCTTTTACAAGAGATGAATGTCAATCTACTAAAGACAACGAACCCGAAGATGGTTATACAGAATCAGAAGCAAGTTCTTCAGATACCCCATTTGGAGTTAGGGGCGGATTTAATTGTCGCCACTCTTGGGAGATAAAAGGGTTTTAATGAAGAATTTTAGACCCGATAAATTAGTCCAACAACGTCGTTCCGCTTGGCTAAAGTTAGGTGGCAAACTTGCTACAACTATTAAGCAAGACGCAGAAAAAGGGATAAGTCAAGACCCAGACGGGAAACCTTTTCCGCCATATAAAGAGTCCTATGCTATAAAAAAAGCAGCAGGAAAAGCCTCTCCAGTTGGTGCAGATAGGCAGATTTCTCCACCCAATCTTAGACTAACGGGAACTATGCTTGGGTCTATATCCCCACAAAAAGCAACAAAAGATTCGGTTGAAATAATTTATAGGGACGGCTTGAAAGTCTTAGGCAATGCCAATCCTCCAGCCAGACTTAAAAAAGGTAAGAGAAATATCTTCGGACTTAACAATAAGAATTGGGGTCATGCGAGAGATTTTATAGATGATGAGATTGACCAAAAGATATTGAAATTCAACCGTAAAAAGGTTTTTTTTGATATTAAAGTGTAAAACATACAAATCTTATTTTTTAAAAATATATTTTATGACTTAATTTAAGCATAATAAAACGAGGACAGAATGTCTGAAGATAAAAACACACAGAGCGTGAAACCCGAACCAGAGGCTTATGTCGAGCAGCCTTTGATCGAAAAAGCAGCATCGACAGAGATGGCAACTCAAAGCCAGGATAACTCCACAGATCCGCCCGACTATGGTCAGTTAGTACAGGAAAGTAAAAAGTATAGGAAGCGGGCACAAGAATCAGAAGAGAAACTTGCCAAGTTGAATAAAAGCATTGAATCAAGTAGACAGAAACAGATGGAAGAACAGAATCAATGGCAACAGTTAGCTGAAGAACGTGCTGTAAAACTCGCAGAGATCGAGCCCATAGTGGAACAGTTTAAACGAGATGAAGCAGAACAACGTGAATTAATTCTTTCTGATTTTAGTGACGAAGATAAAGAACAGTTTGGGGGATTATCCCTGACGCAACTTCGGAACTTACATAAAAAATTATTTCAAACTAAGAATAGCGTAACACCGACAAGCGGTACTCCAGCAAGATCCGTGAATCCGAATAATAAACATTGGACAGAAATGTCAAAGGATGAAAGGCAATCTAATTGGGGCGACATTGTTAAGGGTTACGCTTTACGAAAATAAGGAGTCTTTAAATGGCTAATTATTATGGATTTACGGGTGATGTAACCCAAAATTCTGACGTGACCGTATTCATTCCAGAACTCTGGAGTGAAGGTGTGTACCGTTATTTCGAGAAGGCTTTAACCTTAAAACCTTTCTTCGATGATTACTCAAGCTTGGTACAAGGACGTGGAGATACTCTTCATATTCCTACAATCCAGGAAGTTGCCAGTGCAGATAAGTCTGCGAACACATCGGTAGATTATACTGCTAATGTGGAAACCACAATCAGTCTTTCTATTGATCAACACAAATATGCTGCAAAGTTATTTGAGGATATTGCGATGGTTCAGGCTAATGAACAGTTGTTTGACAAGTATGCTCAATCAATGGCTTATGCCCTAGCAAAAGCTGTAGATACTAAAATTGAGGCACTTCTTCAAACAATCGGCACAACTCAAACACTCGCCGCAGACAATTCTATGTCTAACGCTGATGTTGAAACTGCTCTTGGAACTCTTATGAGTAATGATATTCCAGCAGATGAATGTGCGTTCTTTGTGAATCCGCTTATTTATGCTGATCTTTTGAACTCAAAAGCGTTTGTGACTAATAATTCTGGAGCCGGTGTTGGTTTTGGAAATGTTAATCCAGTAATGTCTACTGGTCAGGTGGGTGAACTATTTGGAATCCCAGTAATGACAAGTTCATTAATTCCAACGACTACAAGTACTGGAATTGAAGCTGGATACTTGGTACACAAGTCTGCGATTGCAGTAGCAGTCCAACAGAATATTCGTGTCCAAAGTGAATATGACGTATCCTATCTTGGAACCAAGGTGGTCGCCGACGTGATCTACGGAGCGGTTATTACCACTTCGAACCATGTTAAAGGAATCGAATTTTTGAATCCGTAAACCTGGACAATAAATATTGGGCGGTGGTTTTATTCGCCGCCCTCTATTAAAGGAAAGAATTATGATTGTATTAAAGAAAGGTAATCACTACGAACACACTACAATGCCTGATAAAGCGGCTAAAATGATGCAAGATGGCTTTGAAATAGTGAAGGGTAAGGGTTTACTAAGCAAAGAAAAAAAACAACCTAAAACAGCGAAAAAGTCTATTAAGAAAAAATAATAAGACAGGGCTCGTTCACGGTTCGTCACAACCTTAGAGATTAGGAGAAACAATGGCAACATCAAATTTACATAGATACACTTCGCAAGAAGCAAATAACCGATTAGGTGGAGGCGGTTATGATTACGTCACTAATGCCACCGTCAATTCCCATATTTATGTAGCTATTCAAGCATTATCAGTTGACTGCGTTATAACAGCAGCCACATCTACTGATACCGATATTTGGGACACACTTTCATCCGTTACATTATTAGCTGGTCAGACAATTTATGGCGAATGGTCATCTGTCCAGATAGCAAGCGGTGACTTCGCAATAGTATATAGGAAATCGAGTTAATCATGGCAAACTTACATAAACGATCAGTACAAGAGGCACTCAACGCCACAGTAGGCGGAGGATGGACAGTTAATTCTCCTGGAACTGCGGGTTCAAGTGCAGACGTAACAAATTCAACCCATTTAGCATTAGCAACGATGACTTCCACGATTGGAGTCTATTCAGCGGTGGAGATTTATTTTAACTTTGCGGCATCGGCAACCGATGTAACCGCAGCAAATGATTTACCTATTCCAAAGAATACATTAACATTCCTTACAGTACCTCGTGGACTTGGGAATACGGTTTATTTCAATTATAACTCAACCAGT